TGAAAACGATGAACGTCCTCACGATTATCGATGGGATTGTTGGCTCCCTGTCCCGGGGTGGCCCGGGGAGAGAAGTAGTGCTCTCTTTCTCAACTAAGAAGTTTCCGACTTGGGTTACCAAGTATGGAGATCTTCTTGGTTTAGAGAAAACCACTACCAACAAATGGAAGATGACCGGGGAAAGTGCATTTGAGGCCCTCTATTTGACACGTGGTGTCATGGAGGTCCTGAATGATTCAATCCCCAAGATTGGTCGTCTCCCAGTGGAAGATCAGCTTGGATTCTTTGTTCAAGCGCGTGAATGGCCTCGCAATAAATTTGTTAAGTTTGCGAAGTATGCCACCGTGTGGCCCATGGCACGCTATCTTCAGCAGGATTTACCGGAAAGACCGGAGGGGTTTCCGAGTCATCCTTTGGTGTTTGGTGGAAAGATTCGACGAATTCTAAAGAATCGCCTTATCTCCCAAACAGACCAAAATTCCCGATTATGGGGAGGTTATCTACAAGGTGTGAAACGAGGTGCTGCGCCGGTATCAGAGGACTTTGTCCATGATGCCATGCTTAAGCATCGTTCTATCTTGTCGACACCTCCTTCGGGGGATGACGAAGTAGACACTGAGTTTGGATTCCTGATCAAAAGGGCTTTGAGGAAATTTAGTTTTTCTCAGCCTAAGCTCTTTGAGGCCTCTTCTTCGGCCTCTTACGGAAGTAAGAGATCGGAGGGAGGAGCACGAGGAGAGATAAGAGGAAAGATTTCCAGCTGGAGCGAGGACCACTTACTTAGAATGGTCGAGACTCGCCCTGGAGATGTCGTGGAGGTAAGGGGGGTTCATGCCCCAACCTTCCATGAAGTACTCCAATCCGCTGTAAGTATGTCGAAACCTTACAACGTGATGGTCTCCGCTGTGCTAGAGCCTCTTAAGACCCGACTCATCACTAAGGGTGAGTCGGATCCTTATTGGCTTAGTAAGTCTAGTCAGAAAGACATGTGGAAATATCTTCAGAGATATGACCAATTTGCCTTAACGGGTAGACCTATGAGTCAATCAGATCTTTATGGTATTTTAGAGAGAGAAGATATTCTCTCTTCGAAACATCATTTAGACCTGAAGTTTGATCAGTGGGTATCTGGTGATTACTCTAGTGCTACTGACGGAGTGGACATAAGGATGACGATGGCAATATTTAATGCTATGTTGGAGAAGTCTGAATATTCCGATAACCTCAAGGAAGTTCTTCGAGGTGTTATTGGTCCTCAGATGCTCCATTATCCATCATCCCAGAATAAGAAGGGTGA